ATATTTACTTTTTAATTATGTGCCTAAAACACATCATTATTATTTCACTTCTATAGTATTTTATTTTTCTCTCAAGGATATAAATCTTGATGTGTGTTATACACATAATTCAATTATTATTCATTTAAACATTTAGTATCTATACTTTGTATATAAATAATGGAAAGTATTGAAGATTGTCAACAAAGGATTAAATGGTTGAAGCAACTAGACAATGAAACAGAAACTATATTCAAAAAGCTAAATATTGATATGAATGAGTTTCGTAAAAACTTTCCACATATTGATATGAATGATTTTCTAATGGAATATATTTGTCATCAAAATGATCTCAGAAATATTTATCAAGACAATGAAATTACAAATTATACTCATTCAAAAACTAAAGATAAGTATACTTTGGAACAATTTAACAAAGATAATATATCTTATGATGATCTCTCTGAAAAACAAAAAAGTGATCTCATGTATGAATGCTATGTCATAGAATGTATTACACAAGATACTATCAAACATACTGGTTGGCTCTACAAAAATATTCTCAATCACTACAATATCTCATATGGAGATTCTAAGTGGGACTATCCCGATAAGTTTGATAAAGTTATAGAATGCTTGAATAATGATAACAGATTCAATTAAAATAAAAATACTTAAGAAATAAAATATATTATATAGTATAGAAACAAATATAATGTATAAAAGTTTCGGTAAAGATGGTCAGATTGCTCTTTTCTATCGCGATACTCATATCGCAAACTTCCCCTTGGGTGTTATGGGAATAGATGACTATCAACATAATGCTAATCTACTTATCATTGATGGTATGAAAGATGGACTGAAAATACCCGCTATTATTCACGCTTGTAAACTATTCTGTGAAAGTATTCGATATTTAACTTGGGATAATAATCGGAAAAAGAAGTATAAACGTAAAGAAATTTCTCTAGAAGATTACAGATTATTTTTGGGTTCATTATTTGCTCTTGTAAAACTAAAGATAATTGATGAAGATGATGCGTACATGACATTTTCAAAAAGAGCTGTTCTGAAATCTCGCAAGAATCATTTAAAATAAAAATGTATTGTATACTATAGAATGATTATTCATAAGTCCCATAGTAAAACAGATTTGATTGATTATATTAATGATCTTGGATTACCCATCGTATTCTCACATCAAGATAATAAAAGAGATATTCATGAAAAGTATCAAGAAGTCTTTCTAAAGAAGTTTGACTTCAAACCAAACTTTTATAAAATTGAGAATCTTGATGGTCTTAAGATTTATCTTGAAAATTGTAACCCCAAGAAAACATTAAGTATCAAAGAGAAACAAAATGTAATGTTAATCTGTAAACATATTATTAACTATTGTAAGAATGGATATGATTTGAATCTCTGTAAATATGAAAGTCCGAAAGAATTACAAGATGATATGGATTTTATAAAACAGTTCGGAGATATACCATCTGTAAGAAGATGCTGTAAGTTAATGAATAATGATTATCATTTTGTTGGGATAAACTTTAAACCGTATATATCCCCACAAACTCAAAAAATATTAGATGAAAAAAATGCGAATAGCACAAAAAAGAATCTTAATTTTGGAGCTAAAATCCGTCGTGCCACACCGGACAATCCGATTCTTGTGGTATTTGATTAATCATATTTGATATTATCATTAATAACTCTTCTCTCTTTCTCTTCTCTTCAAGATATAATGCTTTGTATTTGAAACAATCATCAATTAAACTTTGAAGTGAAACTAACCACATTTATAGTAAGTATTAGATTTTAATTCTCTAGATTCTTTTTTGCTAAAGTTATTATATTTTCCAATTTATTATTCTGTTCTTTAAGTGTTTGATTTTCACATTGTAAAAGTTCAACAACACGATTCAATTCTTCAATAATTTCATGAAGAGCTTTTAAAGTTCTCGCACTTCTTGGAATATCCATCTCTATATATTTATATAAATTGTTTTCTTTAAGCATTATAGACTTCAAAGAGACCACCACTCAAACGAGCAACACGAACATACTCACAGTATGAACGCATAAGATTCAGAACAACTCCCGAAGTTGGGAAATCTCCCGATAGATGAACTTCAATACCACGCTGTCCAACACGACCATTTGTGAGACGAGTGCCAAGATAGAAAAACTTACCTTGAAGACCCGATTGCTGTTCACGTGATTCAAGTGTATCTGTAGTAATACCATCAACAGACTGATCGGAAAACTCAGCACGAGTAATGAAAGGCACACCTTCACTCTGAGTGAGATTGGAGAAGAGTCTCGCAACATTATCCACATCTGAAGTGTATTCAAATCGGTCATTGTATCGCACATTGTAGCGAATGGAAGTTGAAGACTGAACTCCCGAAGCATTCGTGAATGGAGAAATACCGATATTCGCACCAAGAATAGTCGCAATTCCTTCGTCAGTATTTGTGAGAGAAGTGAGAACTCTTGGAACAACACGATTCGCCATACCAAGATTACGAATAACCTTTGAACCAATAGCGGGTGGAGTTGTGCTATTCTCAATAAGTCTGTAATCCACAAATGAGAAACTCATATCTTGATTTGCGGCAGCATATCGAGCCATTTCATCACTCGCACCATAGAAAACATAATCAGCACAAAACTTAAGAGAATCCAAATCCAAAGCACAAACAGTACCCGCATCACCACCAGCACGTTGGCACAATCCACCAGTAGTTTGGAATGTGAGCTCAATCGTGATTGGTTCACGAATCATATAAAGTGGCAACTGATTAACCTTCAAGAATGGGAATAAATCCGAAAGATCTATCTGAAAACTGGGGCATTCTGTGGGTTTTGCTGTATCCATTACATACCAATCCGGAAGCTCACGGTCAGTTCCGCTCTTCTCCATACCGGTCTGAAGACCATAATCATCGGCAAAAACCTTTGAACCCGCATTGTATTCAAACTCGTGAGACAACCATCGGCCAGTAGTAAACATCTCACGCTCATAATTCTGCTCGTTTGTAATTGTAGATGATTTAATCGCATGAAGTCCCGACCACGAATCCAATTCATTCAAAGTCTTATTACCAATCTTCATTACTGCTTTCTTGATAATCTGTCCAATACCAACGTGGGGTTGAAGATAACCACGGGAAATATCAGCACTCGGTTTTAGAGCAACGAATATCTTGGAATGACTGTGAAGAAATCCCTTGTTCTGTAGTGTGAAACGACAGAATCCTTCGGTAGTCGCATTACTCTGAGTTTTCACAACCGGTTCAAGCAAATCTGTCTCAACTTGCTGAACATAATTCGCTGGAATCTGCTCCAGCATAAGAAAGTTTGGAATAGAATCTCCTTCACTAAGAGAAGCCATCTGATCACTTGACATTGTATCCATATTTGTTATACTATTCTCAATATAAAAAATATGTTTTTAAAATAATGAAAAAAAAGAGTATAGAAATTAAATTATAATTATGTGTCTAACACACATCAAGAATTATATTCTGTAAAAAAAATAAATATTCTATAGAAGTGAAATAATATTAATGTGTCTTATACACATTTTCACTGTAATAATTGGACACCAGTGGGGGAATATGCTAGAGCAGACTTTGCTTTAATGAAAATGTAAACTCCAATTGGATTATCACTCTTTAAGTCCGATTCAATAGATACTCCAAACTGCTCTTGAGAGAAATCTTCACCAGCACCACCAATTCCATATTTCACACCAAGACCGAAAACAGATCCACCTTCAGCAATCTGAAGATACGAAGTCTCAGCAGTAGAAGACTCAACCATATTGTAGTTTCTATTAGCATTCACTGGAGAAACCGAGAGTCTGTCATTGGTGTAATCGGGAGATACAGCATCTATGAGATTCTGTAGTAATTGTGGATCAACTACCTTTGATGCTGTGTTTTCGGGGTCTACAATATTCGCAACATAATCAAAATCCGCCGGGTGCTTCACACCACCCTTTAACCACTGAACTCGCTTAATCGCAGCAAGATCCGTGAGTGATGCTCCATCACCCGCTGGATAAACTGTAACTTGTCCATCAGCAGTCAGAGTGTTAATATCACTAACCGGAACAAAAGTCATGAAAGCACTCACAACATTCTTCAGTGCGAGATTATACTGAAGCTGGGCGTTCGTGGAATTAATGGAAGTGTAAAGAGAAGTAATCGTGTTATACTGATAAACTCCTTGGTCTTCACCTTGAGTCATTTGGTCTGCGGGAATGTCCGAAACTTCACAAGTAAGCTTCAGATTGCTCAATTCATAGTGAGCATCACCAATCCCCGTAGTAGAACCATCTTCATTAAAAAGAACATTGGAATCCGGTTGGAGTAGCATCTCAATAATCACACCACCAAAAGCATCGGGGCGAAGATTAACCATATTTCCCGACTGAACAAAACCACACGGGAGATGGAATGAGAAAGAGTTAGTCTGAACCGCATCAGTATTCGGGGATTCAACAACACTCTTACGGAAAGCAGTCGCATTCGGGTGAATTAAGCACGACTGACCCAAATGTCCCATCTGATCTTGGAGACTGGAAGTCATTGCCATATATGTATTCATGAACTTGGAATAATGGCGGATATTTTCACACACCATCTTTGAACGTCCAGCACGAATCGTGAGAGACTCAATCACATTAAAAACTCCAAGTCGGTTATTCATACTCACAGCATCACCATCGGTGAGTGGAGTTGGAGACGCAAGATTATCCTTGTAAGCTGCGAAATCTCCAACAATTCTAATAGTTGCGGGATCTAAGAGACCATCTTGGGCAGAAACAGTGAATGACAGAACGGGAAAACCATTCTTAAAAGATATTTTACCATCAGCGGGTATGTTGTCTGGACGAATTTCTACGTAGCGTGAAGTCATTTTATAATTAGACATATATAAAATCTTAAATAACAAAATAAATAAAAAAATATTGTATTATACTAAAATGGAAATCTTTGATGAAAAAGGAAAACTTGTTAATTATGAAGTTTATGAGTCTACTGAGATAAAAATGGCTCGGGAGTTTATTCAAAGTGATGATTATGTTCTTGAACTTGGAGCAAGATATGGGGGAGTTTCTTGTGAGATAAATAAGAAACTCAAAAATAAAAAGTATCAAGTTGTGGTTGAACCCGATAGTAGAGTATGGGAAGTATTGGAAAAAAATCGTGATAGAAATAATTGTGAGTTTGAAATAGTGAAAGGAACTATCAGTAAAACCCCACAAAAAATAATTATGAATAGTCGCAAGTTTAATGATAATAATGATTGGGCAACTTATTGTGAAGAATCTTCATTGACAAGTATTCAAAACTATGATTTACCGAATAAACCATTTAATGTATTAGTTGCTGATTGTGAAGGATTTCTTGAAACATTTTATCGTGAAAATATGGAGTTGTTTCTGAGATTAAGATGTATTATGATTGAGAAAGATAGAAGAGAACATTGTAATTATGAATATCTTGAGAGCGAATTTCTCAGACTTGGATTTCAAATAGTTTATAAAGATAGAAGTGATGGATTTCATACTGTTTATGAACGTAGATGTACAAATATCCCGAAAATATTCTATATCAATCTTGATAGTAGAACTGACAGAAGAACTGAAATGGAAACTATGCTTGAAGGATATGATTATGAAAGAATTAGTGCGATAGAAGATGATGATGGATATATTGGTTGTGCTAAATCTCATATAAAATGTATACAAATGGCTAAAGGATTACAATATGATAAAGTTATCATTCTTGAAGATGATTTTATGTTTATGAATGGTTGGAACTTTAAAAATATGGAATTACCCGAGAAATATGATATATTTCTCTTATGTAATCGTATTAAAAAGCATAGTAAGATAGATAAAACATTTAGTCTCGTTCATGAATGTAGTTGGACTTCGGGACATATTTTGGATAAAAACATATATGATGATTTAATTCAAAATCTTAAAGATGGACTAGAAGAAAGAAAGAAAGGAAAAAGACCAAGTAATAATCTTGATATTTATTGGAATAAATTATGGGAAAAATATGTGTGTATTACACATAATAATATTTTTGCTACACAAAGAAGTGGATATAGTGATATTATAGATAAGAATGTGAATAGAATGAAACAACAAACTATTGAGAGTAAGTTTCATTAAGGCACAATTTCAACACTTCCATCACGAATCACAAGTCTTCGCACGTGGAAAACATACGACTGGAATAGCTTACCCTTGCTGGGTGCTGTAGAAGTCTGATACTTGAGAATGACAGCAAGATCTTTGTCTCTTAGATCCATAACTCCATTCTGTCCACCCGCTGAAAATCCACGACCAAAACAGAAATTATCCATGAAATGTCTGAAAGAGCGGGGAGCAATTCCCGAATTATCCAGTGTCTTTTCTAACTCGTAAATATGAAATGCGTCCAGTGAGTTCTTAGTAGCAATCTTCGTAGTAGAGATTTCACGAGATGGAACACGCTTACCATTCACTTGATACTGAATGGAAGAGAGTTCATCACAAATACCCGTAAGTCCCGAACGAGTAGCAGTCAAGCAAGTATCTTGAGAATGCTTAGTTGCTCCACAAGCATTGCTACTATCTGTTCCTTGAATCACATAAGTCCCCGAACCCGATATGAGCTGTGCCGATGTGTAAACTGTAGAATCTGTGGGGACAACTAGCAAACTCTTCGCGCGGCTATTTTGAGAGAAAATCTGAAAAGTTGTTTGTCTATCAGTAGCAAGAATACTATGCTTGTAATTTGTAGTAGACATTATATCGAACTCTATCGCTTTTCCTTCTCGGACTTTTTGTACCATTCCCCTTTCATATCCGGGGTCTAAGATTACTTGACTTACTATGAGACTTACGCTACTCACTTCATAAGTTGCGTCATATGAAGATTTACTCGCAACAGCAGTAGAATACATTACATACCCTTCACTCGTAATATCTACTCCATCATTATCCACAGCAGCAGTAGTCTTGACTTCTATGAGACCACCACTTCCATTCGCAGCAGAACTGAGATTAATCTCAGAAATAGTCATTGTCGCAGACATCTCCGAGAATGAACCATTATTATCTACCTTTGCGAAATTGAATGTCTCACCAACAACAAACGGAAACTTATCAACTCTATCAGTCCCCGAAAGATTATTCTTAGCGGAAACATAGAAAGTGTCACTATTTGACCCATTCACCCAACCATCGGGTGTAGATGAACCATTGAGAGAATGAAAGTGTGGATTGAGATTCAATCGTGTATCAACAAGCACAGAATCTAACTGCTTAATCACAACTGGAGCATCATTAAGGTCAATTTCAATATACAGACCATTTGTCATCATAACCGGGAAAATAGTGCTGGAATCAGCAAAAATACCCGTGTGGAGTGGAATACAAATCTTAGCTCTCAAGAAATCAGCATCAGAAAAAGCAGTAGTCTGATTACCCGAAGTTTTCTTGAAATACGGATTGGTGAGAGTATTTGCCATTGGAGTCATGGAAGTCCCTTCACTCCCACGATTAGCGGGAGTGTGAACAGCACAACCTTCACGCAAAGCACGAACATTCTCAATATTCTTATCTTTATCATAATCATACTTTACCGAAACATATGTGGCATAATCCGAAATCTCTTCTAGTAGATTACCACGAGAACCATCATAAATGCGAATATTCTTAATAAGAGTAGAAGAGCATTTATCCAACTGTAGACGGGTCGGAGTTGCTCCACTTGGGAGAGCAAGTTTCACACCAAAATCAAGATACGTTTCACGACCGTCCATAAACTTAGTTGATGGATCAACGAATAACTGAACTTTCTGTCCCGGGGAATATGAGAGTCCATTCTCACTTGGGATAGATATTTTCTTCTCACCGACTCTTACAGAATCATCAACTTTCCAAAACTGAGACATCTTTTTATAAAAGATAGCAATATAAAAATATGAGATAAAAAATTATCAAAAAAGTTGATATATATATTTACTGAACTCTTCCAGTAACTACTGTTTGACTTTGTGGTGTTGCGATTGGTGTTTCAGTTTCAGAATCTTGTTGTGTTTGTAAATCAGATGCTTGTTTATCTTCATCTAGTTTTTCCCCGACTTCATCTACTGCTCCCGAAGCTAAATCAAGAATACCACCAACTAATGCTGCTGGTGGGAATGCCATACCAACTAAGTCCGCTGCTGCTCCCCCGATTTGTAAAACATTACCCGCTTTTTCCCAATTATTATTACCCGCAATTTTACCCGCCTTAATATCTTCATAAATATCCAATCCACCTTGAGCAGCCCCGAATAATCCACCCGCTGCTTTTCCAGCAACTCCAAGACCCTTTGACATTAATGTTTCAGCAACTTCTCCACCTTCTGTCTTTAATGCTCCCTTTAATGCTCCACCCGTAGCAGTTTCAAGAGATTCTCCAATATCACCCGCAGCAGATTCACTCGCTTCTCCAACACTTCTACCAAGTCCCCCTTCTTCTACAGTTTCAGCGGGGGGAGATGTGACTTCCGATTCTGTTGCTGGTGCCGATACACTCTGAGTATCACTTAATTCAGTCCCTTCACTCTGAGTCGCTTCTGCTTCATCTACGGGATTTGATGATTTTGCTGCTTGTTTTGTTCTCCAGTCTTGATATGCTTTTATCTTATCGGGCATTCCTTTTCCCGACCAAAGTGCGGTTCCAGTTTCCTTTAATTGTGCCAAAGTATCTGCTGAAGATTCTTGACTTTTCAATGAAGCAAACTTATCCGCAATATCCGAATTATGTTGACGAATTCGTTCATTCAAATCTCTTACTTGCTGTCTTTGAGCATTTCCCAACGAAATTGCCGCCGAGTTTGTTCCATACAAATCCATTTTATAATTATGATTATATAATATTTTAAGATAAAAAAAAATTAAACTTCTAATTCTTCTTCACTATCTGTGCTTCTCACTGGATAGATTTGTTTCTCAAATCTCAAATACGCTTGAGCTGGATTTTCTGAGAGTTTCAAATATAAAAATGAAAATCTGTCTCTGTGTGCTTCATTATATAATTTCAAGAAGTTCTCTTCTCCACCCACTAAATCTCCATACTCTTCAGCTATTTTTGAAAGTTCTTTACTATTCTGCTGTTTACAGATTATCACATCAGTCGCATTATTACGTATCATACCCGCAACAGCACGGAAAGATTGAACCGCAATAATATAGAAATCAATGTAATGTCTGAATCTTGTTGCGAAAAATGAGACTTGATTTGTTTTCTTAAAATCTTTTGTTAATACATCGTCCATGACTAACGCATAAGTTGGTCTTTCAGATTTATCTTCATATTCAGATTGTGAGCGTTTTATATCATCAATCATACTATCTTCATAATGGTCTGAGCAATCAAAATGTTTTGCTAAGATTTTACCTTTATGGTCTGTATACATAGTTGTGGAAATTATTCGCACTATATCAAACTTATCTTTATAAAACTCGGGATTACAAAACATATTGACTAAGAGATTACTTTTACCACTTCTTACACTTCCAATGACTAAGCATAATGACGGCATCTGTGGGAGATTCGGGTGAATGTCATCAAACTTTTCATTCGGTTCTTCATCTTTCACCTTTAACACTTTGGGTGCTTTCTTTGACATTATATTTATATGTAGATATTTATTTATTATTAATAATTCTATTTAATTTTGTTTTATGTCTTTTTACTAACATATCACACAACCGTCTATCATTTTTTGGTTGATATCGGGGTTCTCCCCCAACATTAAGATGTTTGTATTCTTTATACCAATTACCCCACTTCACACCATATAATTCAGCAATGAAATTATCACAATACCACGCGTGTATTTGTGGTGGGAATACCCACCCAAACATTTCAAAATGAGATTTATGAAGTAAGAATTGAGTGGGGATTGCTGTATTATTACTATATCCCGCACTATATCCAATATTACCATTCTTCTTTAATCCTTTCAAGAATACCCCGAGCCATTCGTTTCGATTATCAAATGAAATATCATCTCCACATACTTGAAAATATTCATGACCATCATTAATCGCATATTCACATAAATCATTCCAAATGTGAGTAACTTTTCCTTTATATTCATCTTGAAATGGAAACCATTTGAGTTTTACACCATTGATGGATAATTTTTCGGGAAGATTCATTTTACTATATAATTCATCATCATAATCATAACCGATATAAACTTCAATATCAAAATCAGTATTTAATCTTTCAATAGAAGGTAAGAAAACTTTATTCAAATATGAATCACTGAAATCTTTCCATATATTTGGGAATCTGTTTTTGCTTGTGCTTGGTACTAAAAATGCTATCTTTTGTTTATCTGCTTTTAGTTTCATATCGGATTTCATAAAAGGTAAATTATCCAAGGGAGAAGTATCAATCCATTGTGAGATTGAAGGTTTATTATTATAGTTCATAAGTGTTTTATTAACATGAAACATCTTATTTACAAATGATAAAATATAAGATAATTCTTCCCAAGAGCGTAAATGAACCCGTTTACCATTTGGAACATTATAAATATCTCCTTTGCGTTGGTAATCATCACAGAAATAATTTGGATTATGTTTTGGAGTTTTTACAATCTTTAATGTTCCATCTTTTAGCTTTTCACATTCCGGAAGAAACTCAATATAATCACAATCAAAGCCCGCTAGATGATAATGGGTTGAATCCAAGAATGTTAAAGCACATATTACAGCAGAAGAACCCGAACAATAATTATTCATATACTTGAAGAATCCCTTTTGAGTTTCTTCAATAAATACTATATCTTCTCTATGATCACAATCTAATACTTCTTTTATAGTTTCACTGAGAAGATAAAGAGAACACTTTCTATCTTTTACATATTGAATAACTTCGGGATTTTTACAAACAACAGTATCAACATTTACATATACATCGGGGTGATAATCTATTTCATTCCAATGTCTAAATGCGAGAGTTGTTCCAACCCAATAATATTTCTCTCTATCAATAGATTTAAAATCATATCCTTTCAAACTTCTTCCATTCCCAAAGATGAGTGTTTCTTTCATATATATCATAATAGAAAATAATTTCTTAAATGTTAAACTACTATTATATAATTTCTATACTTTGATAATGAAATGTCTATTATGTGTCTAACACACATCAAGATTCAGATTCTATGAGAAAAAATAAAATACCATGGAAAGAGATAAATAATTATGTGTCTAATACACATAATAGAGTTTTCTATATTTTGAATATATATTAAAGATTAAAAGAGTATATTATATATGTCAATGATTAAGATATATTGTATTGAAGATATAAATGACAATAAATATATTGGTTCAACAAAACAAAAATATTTATGTGATAGATTATCGGGACATAGACAAACTAAACGTGATAGATATGGAGAGTGTTCTTCTTGTGAACTAAATCTTGATAATTGTATTATTTATACTCTTGAAGAATGTGAAGACAGAGATAGAGAGAGATATTGGATAAATAAAATTGATTGTGTCAATCATTACAAATTAAACTTTAACAGAAAAGAATATAGAGAATCCACTAAAAAAAGAGAGAATGAACTTCAACAATTAAGAAGACATTATAAAAAGTCATGGGGCGGTGATGAGAGATTTTATAATAATTTATTAAATATAAATCTATCTATATTTCAGTAGCACATATCGAATCTGTTTGAGCCATCCCGATATTCATATCTTTTTGGTTGAGTATGCTGTTGAATAGTGCGTCTCATATCTTCCTTTTGTTTCTCAAGCATCTGTGCTTTCTTTTTCTCTTCCTTTCTTGCTTTCCTTAATGTCTCATATGACATTATAGCATTGAATTGTGCTTTCTGAATATCTTCCATTGTCAATTGTGGTTGCTGCTGCTGCTGTGCTGTTGGGGTTTTAGTAATGACGGGAGCTTCATGCTCTTCTTCAACTTCCGCTTTCAACTTTTGAACCCTTTTAACCTTTTGCTTTTTCAATAACTCTTTCTCTTCACGTTCCAATGCTTTCTCTTCTGCTCTCACTTTACTCTTTTCCATTTTAGCAATCCGAGCTTTTTCCCTTGCTAATGCTAATTTTTGTTTGTGTTCTTCACTCATCGGTTTACGCTTCCTTCCATCTTTATTGACTCCTTTACGTTTTATTGGTTTTTGTAGTTCTTGGGGTGGCAACCAATCCGGTCTGACCGCAAGATTATCGGGCATCTGAAATATCTCATCTTCTATTATTTGTTGTTTTTCTATATTTGGTAAATCTAACTCACTAGTAGATACTTCATCAGAAATTTCCACACCAATAGACGGTGGTTCGTCTTCGGGGAGTTCAAAACTTTGCGATGGCGGTGGCACACTTTCCGGCAATTGATCGGGTTCAAAATCAAATTGAACTCTTGGGGGTTGTTTATTACTCATATTTTATAATAATCTATAGATTTTTATTCTATAAATATTTAAAAAAACTTAAAAAACTCTATAAAACTTCTAAAAAAAAAGATACATTTAATCTATTGGATTATTACAAAAAAAGAATATATTATATTTTCTATACTTTGATATTGAAACTTCTATTATGTGTATAACACACATCAAGATTCAGATTCTGTGAGAAAAAATAAAATACCATGGAAAGAGATAAATAATTATGTGTCTAATACACATAATAGACATTTCTATACTTTGTTATATATTTTATGATAATTGTATTTTAAATATTTACATTGACGGCTTAGCACGAAAGTAAAGACACACAATAGATTGTCCCGTTAATACAGTCGCATACTGTTCGTTAATGTAATTGAATGATATATCAAACTCATTAATATTCATCTCACTTGGATTATTGAGATCAATGAATGTCATATTCTGTGGTTCAAAATACAATCTTCCCGTAGTCTGTGAATTATCAAATCGGGGTAAGTGAGCTAATATTTTACTTTGATTACCCGAGAAAGCATTGACTACATTCTGTCCAAAATTATTCAAGCGAACAAACATAGCCATTGAAGATGTGAGAGATGGAGCAAAATCACTACTGAATACTTTCAATGAACCAGTCTCAATTGAAGTATCCACAATTCCATTATTGAATCCAAGAAGCTGTCGAGCATTCGCTCCCGGAGTTCCAGTGTAAATATCAGATGGATCCAATATTAATACGGGGTCATAATCTACAGCACCACTTCCATTGAGTCCAATATATGTATATGTTGGAGCAGCATCGGGGAATGCTGTTTTATTCCATGATCGCTGTTCAAGTTCATAACATTGTATATGTGATGTTCCTTGAAGTGTTAGATTTTCAAACCAACCACCACTCTCAACTTTCTTGGGATCATATCCGGAAATATCTGCCAATGGTGGAGTATCAAAGTTTGTAATTTGAAGAGTAGAATTTAAAGCTCCCGCAAGTCTAAAAACTCCCAAAACTGGGTGTAAACACCAACACGCTTGATTGATTGGTTTGAATTGTGTCCCTTGATCTGAAGTAGCACTGTAATCAGTTACGACTCTCCAAGCTTTATTTTTATTATCATATATCTCAAGTTTCATTTTTTCACCCGTTGCTGTAAATCTCACATCAGTATAATCTACACCATCAAGATCTGTCGGACCACCCGAACCATTAAAATGACTTGTATCATTACCATCCCAATAATCAATATTTCTCATCTTTAATATTCC